CTGGACATATTTTTCATCCAATCCACGCTTGCGGGCAGTCAAGCCGACATTGGCAAAATCAAGCATATCCCCACCTGATGCAAGTGCAGCACGAGATGCATCATAATGTGCCTTAGCTAAGGCTGCTTTATTCTTATCTAAATTATTGCCTTGAGAATAGCTGCCATCAGCAATCAATGTATCCATTGCTAAAAATGAGTCATCTCGACTAACCCCACCATTAATAGCGTTACCTGTGACAATGGTATTAATCCATTTTTTTGCTGGCGCCCAATCTTCTTTTTTATCAGCAAAGGTTTGGGCTGCATAGTGTAGATCTTTATCATAATCCACTGTACGCTTAATAGGCTGTTGCAATGCATAACCAGCACCTACTACAGCACCCGCTACAACACCACCGCGTTGCATTAAATTCATCCCGCCAGAGCCGCCAGTTTTTTGAAGCTGCTGAATTTGCTTTTCTGTCTGTACTGTTTTACCCAGCTCACCATTTAATGCGGCTACACGTGATTTCATGGCAGCATAGGCACGTTCCATGTCTTTAGCTGTTACAACACCTTGGCGCTGTAAAATGCTTAATTGTGCATAGGTATGATGGGTTTTCTTAATTTCAGCATTAATTTGCTGTTCAGTTCGAATCCCCAATTTACGGGCAGTATCGACTGCAAGCGCTTCACGTTTTTGAGCCGTAAATGCTTGACCTTGCTTACGAAGTTCATCACTAAACTTTTTAGCACTATTAATCTGTCCAGCTTGAATAGGTGCAAGTTTTTGCTGTTCGGTATTGATTTTTTTGACCGCAGTAAGCTGATCTGTAGCAATACGCTTAAGTTCTTGGCTGACTTGCTGTCCTTTCAGCTGGAGCGTTAGGGAAACTACAGAATTTTTACTCATAGCTTATGCCTTCGGTTTAGAGTTCTTGCGTTTGGTTGCTACATAAGTCGTGCCAGTACTGGAGCTGCTTGGCGGGATATTACTGGCGCGGGATTTTCTTTGATTTTTAGGATGAGTATTGTTCGGCCGCTCATCGGTGAGTATGGCGATTGCAATATCAATAGGCATCCTTTCAATCTCTTCAAAAGGAATGCCTATAGCTAAAAGAGCGCGGATTAACCGCGCTCCCTCATTTACTCTGCGGCTGCTTCCTTTGCTTTCAACTCAACCAGTTTATCGTTCAGATAATCAAGGTTGGATTTGGATGAATGACCCAGCATGTCATAGGTGATTTTATGCTCCTTACCATCCGCATCAACCAGCTTGGTCATGGCTGCCAGGTCAGCAATGCTAATATATTGACCTGCTTCACCGTCAGCTTGCGCCTGCATATATTCAATGGCTGTCAGCTGGCGCATGACAATATTCTTGCTTTTAATTTCAGTTTGACCATCCAGAGCTTTTAAAGCCACTGGTAGAGTACCTTCAACTTGTATCATGTTATTTTTCCTTAAATACTTTCTTCAAGCTCATCAAGAGCAAATAGGCTTAAATTACGTCGGGTTTCACCTTCAACACTGTACGATGCGCTTACTTCAGTCGCAGAGCAGTCAATGTAAGTCTTACGGTGATTACCTGTCGGCGATTCGATAGAAACACGGGCATCGGTAATATTGTTCCAGTCAATGGTATCTTTACCATCTGGAATGACTACAGCTACGGAAAGTGTCCATGTCTTAATGCCTGATGTTACGTATTTAATTTTTTGTTCCCGGTTCATGGTGGGTACGGGTTTACGTCCAGTATTGTGCTGAACCTCGCATGACGCACAGTCATACTCTTCACCATTTACACCAAAGATAATAGAACCAACAGCTTCTTCAGCCATTTCTATAGCCTCATATTAATGATGGCTTATTTTTTCTGATTGCTTAAGGGGATATCAGGCGGAAAGACTTCCATTTAAAATAAAAAAGCCCAACCTATGTTGAGCCTTTTACTAAAATCAGTTTTAAAATAGTGCTTTCAGAGCGTTAAATGCAGTTTTAAAAATATCAATCCACTGCATGATCTTGGGTAACCAGTAATCAGGACGGGATAATACTTCTTTAATTTCTTTTGCTGCATATTCCAGCACCCATTCTTTTTTCTCAGTACCAGTAAGGTGGCTACTGGACTGCTCAATAGAGTCCATAGCACTGGCAACCTGAGTATAAACTTCCTGACCCGCTTCAAGTGCCTGAATTGTGCTGGAAACTGCAAGATCAATAGAATAATTTTTCATGAATTATTTCTCATCAATACACATTTAATGTGGTTGCAATGACATGCATACCGCGCACCCAGTGGCTCGGAATCTCAGCATTGGCTCGGGTTTTATCTGTACCATCTTGCGTAACAGTCAATTGATCCGCTGTTGATGTAACATTTTCCAGAATTTCTGCTTTTTCCAGCTTCAGTGCTTCAGCCATAAAAACGGAGCGTAAATTACGTCGTGCAGGACCAGTGTTTTTACGACGACGTTCTTTTGATGCAGCCGTACGCATTACTTTACGAACATAGTCGATGACTAACGCACCGTTAATATCCAGCATAATATCGTCGGCTAAACCTGTATCTGGATTCTTACGGAATGTAGAAACAGCTCGAATGATTTCAGGCTTGCCGTCTGCTCCTGTTGCAATCACACAAACACCAGCTTTTAATGCACGCTCTTGACGCTCAAAAGTAAGCTTGTATTTGTTTTCAACAGGACTAACACCCTCTAAATTTACCCCATTAAATGGTACGGCAGGATCGTTAGAGTCTGCTAAAGCAGCAGCCATCGCACCAGAAATTTCAGCTTCTTGACCAGTAGCGCCATGATAACAAGCAATAATAACTCGATAACTTGTTTCAATTGGTGCTTGAGCTGCAAACGTCGTTGCAGCATCAATGTCAGTAAATGGAATGACTAAAATAGCAGGGCGTTGTTCAATCGCATCACTCACAAAATTTAAATGATCCGTCCATGCCATCGTGTCATCACCAACTGTTGGCGCTGTATCTGTTGCAAGAATCGTAAAACCTAACGGCTCAATCACTTCTAACGTTGCATCAAGGTCAGCAACTGGAGTAGCAGGAACTGTTTTATCAATAATGATTGGCATTGCGTATGCATCGACCAAACGGTTTGTCTTAACAGCAGCCTTAATCATGCGAGTGACTTTACTATCCGTACCAATTTTTTTATCAGCATCCGATGTATCGTAAATTGCAATTGGTTGATCCAACTCTTTAGGATCTGTCGTTACAAATAATACTTTTTGTTCATTTGGAATAAGACCAGTACGCTGAGTATTAATATTTACTGCGGTATATACACCAGGTGTACGAATACCAGATTGAACACCACTCATATCAATTTCCTTCTTTGAGTTCAACTAAATCACTTGCAACTGGTTCTTCATGTTGCTCAAAGACATAGTCAAAATTAATTCTTTCGATTGTTGTTTCAGTCTCTTGCTCTTCACGATCTCGATTAGAAGCAATGATTGTGTATTGGGTTGTAAATTCTTGAGATAAAACACTTAATGATTGGCTTCGAACTTTTGTGTTGAAAATGGTTTTAGTTTTGCCAAGTTCTAAAGGACTCAGTCCTTTCACACCTTCAGATGACAAATCATTCCCGATCAAAAGGTTTTGAACGTGATGAAGCATGGCAAAGGTGCCAATGTCTGAACCTGCACCATGACGTCGGGCTTCTTCATTTCTAACGGATTGAGCACCCACCAGAACCACAAAAGTAATCGGATATTCAGTCTTGTTATGACTGCTTTTTTTAGGTGTTCCAGAGCCTACGAAAGCCACCCAGATAGCAGGGAAGTGATTCACGATAGTGGAGATATCGTCATCAAATTCACCGCCATAGGTTTTAATTTCTCGAATCCAATCCCAAGTTCTGCTCTGAACCTGTTTTGCCATGACATCTTTAATGGCTTGCTCAATGGTGCCTAAATCCAGATTCACCATCCATGACCTCCGAAGTCATGCCGTCCAATGTTCATCACCACGCTATTATTTGAAGTTTTTACTGGAGTGCTTTCACCAACGGGTGAACCACCTAAAGCAATAGTACCTTTTGAAATTTCTTTCAAGGATTTAACCGCATTTTCATAACGGGTTTTAATGGGATCATTATCTGACATTGCCCCGGTGCAGGCATGGTAGCGTGCCATGTGGCACGCTAAGGACTTAAGAAATGGCGGCACAGTTTGCAACGGCAGGGAATAACGAGCAGCAATATAACCTTCGATTTCACTGTTTGCTTCATCCATCGCAGCATTCAGCTTGTCCATGTTAATTACATCTTGATAAGGTTGCTCATTGTCCGTTAGTTCAATAAGTTGACGCTCACCAAATTTTTCAATCATTGCTTCAAGCGTTGCAAACATATCGTTCCCCTTTAAGCAGCAGAACCATCGGAGCCGTAAGCAGTTTGCCAGTGGCCATAACCAGC